CCATTCCAGTAGGTAAATCAGTCCTTGTTTCTCCTGTGCCATTTCCGTCTATTCTTGTATCATTTACTAAAACTCTAGAATTTGCATTACTCATTTTAATTGCATAACCATCACTAGTGGTTGCTGAAGAGTTCAGTATATTTCTAAAAGAACAACTATTAATAGAAGCATCACCGCCTACTATGTCAATTCCTCTATTACAAGACCAAACAACTGTATTTAAAAATAAATTTCTATGATTATCAGGAACGTTTTGATATATACCAATTGGCATTGCAGCAGTTTGACAACCTATAAACATATTTTCACGACAAGTACCAGTACCATTTAAAGAAAAACCAACAGTTCCAGTTGTTGTTCTTGGATTGTCAGCACCACAACCTACAAATTTAATAGAATTGCATTCTGTTATTTTAAAACCAGTATTATTAAAAGTAAAACAATTAGTAACAGTAGACCAATCTGATAAGTTTTTAAATTCAATTCCTATTCCAGTTCGTACGTTATCAGTATCTGGAATAGGATAATTATTATTTTTATTCGTAGCTACAGGACCACAGTGGACATTGTATAAATCCCAACCACCTAAATCTTGGTCAATTCTTACTCCATTTATGCAATCGATCATCAAATATTCTAGACGACCACGTGGAGTATTTGCAGTTAGGGTGTCAATAGCTCTGTCAAAACCAATAATTAAACAATAACCAATATAAGGACAAGCACCACATTCTATAGCTGTACCAGAGTACTTATTTACGTCGTTAATTGTTAATGGTTGCCCAGAAGGTAATTGTGCTAATGCTGTATATGTAGTTTTTTGAATTATGGTAAGACCTTTTACTGAAGCACTATTTTCTAAAATTATTTTTTTATTGTTTCCTAAAATTAAAACTATAGGCTTATCATCCAATGTAAACCTTTCTGTCGAGTCTGGTGGTGTAGCACCGATAGTAACTAAAGATACTTGAGGGGGTATTGTTAAATCTGCTGAGTCTATTAAATATCTACCATCAGGCACAACAATTTTAGGAAAACCAGCATCTACCGCATTTTGAAATGCAGTTGTATCGTCAGTTGTACCATTACCTACAGCTCCAAAGTCTTTTACTGATACAACATCTCCTAACTTACTATCAACTGTTCTAGCTACAGCTCCTGTACCAGTTTGTGTAAAAGAAAGCTTAGTTGCATCTATTGCTGCTGCTGAATTTACTTTTGCATTAGTTACTGCACCATCACTTAAAGTTCCTATTGGTAAACGAGATTGTAAGACACCATAAAATGTAGTGCCAGCTGCTGGAGCAGAAGCAAAGGTAATTACTCCTGTCGCAGAGTTAACTGAGTAAGCACCGGCACCATAGACACCATTATCATCAGTTATTTGTGGTTCTTGTATTACACCACCTAAACTAATAGTTAAGGATTCAGCATTTAAAGGATTTATTCCTACTGAATTAACTGTTAAATTAAAAGAAGTACGAGATCCGTCGAACTGACTAGCTATATTATCTAGTTTTACTATATCTTTTAAACCAGTGGCGTAAGCTCCTTGTGATGTCCATTTGACACCATCGTATGTATATTGCAACCCATTTGCAGCATTATGTGTAGCACCACTTGCTGGGGCTGCGGGAAAATTTAATGTCATATTTATGCGGGAGTAAAGTCAGTAAAACTGTTTGCTTTGTAAGTAAAGGAAAATTGAAATGTACTGGTATTAGTAAGTTGTGCATGATCTACGTCTGTTACACCTGTAGTACTAGCGTATTTAAGTTTTATTACTGATGCTTGCTTTTCAAGAGTTAGTATGACATGCTCGTTTGAAAAATTAACATTGTCATAGAAACTAAGTGTTCCAGATTGACTAAAACCAGCACCACTACTAGCGTCCATTCTGTCTGCTTCAAAAGGTAATCCACTTATATAAACATCACCAGATGCACCTTTATTAGTTATGGAAACTCGACAAGTAACATGAACTAAATCACCTATTTTTACCCAATCACCTATTTGTGTACCTTGCGTATTTGTACCACTATCACCTGTAATGCTAGGTGTCCATGTGCCTTTAGCTTGCGGTGCAGCATTTAGTAATACGTTTGTAGTACCACCATTATTAAGTAACGTAAAATCTGTTTGATCTGGGTGCAGAACTACTATTGTATTTGTACAACCAGCATCTAATTGGACTTGTTTAGTGCTTGGAGCATCTCCTTTAATGTAAGACGGATAACGAATAGTAATGTTATCACCGTGCATTACTCTTACAGCATTAAAATCACCAGCCGAACCATTGACTATACCTATATTTTCAAAAGTAGATTTTGTAGTTTTAAACGCTGTGTTACCATCATTTAAGTCTACTAAAATACCTCTAGCTACACCTGTATAACCTTGAGCATCAACAATTATATCTCTAATATGTATATCTGTTGGAGCAATTGTAGCTGACGCTAACATCGTACCAAGATCACCTCTACCAATATCATCGTCACCTACTATTTTTACTATTTGTGGTCTAAAATCTGCTGCGGTTTGTATAAACGCTTCATCTATTGTTAATGTAGCATCACTTATATAAACATTTTTAGAAGCTGTAATAGCTATCATTTGTGTAGTCATGTCATTTCCATGTCCCGACAACAAACAAGTTAAATTATTAGCGGTTACATGTACACACCCTTCTGCAGTCATAGTGCCTCTAGAATTGTAAGCATCTAAATCAGATAGAAACAAACCATCAACAGCAAGAAATTTATAAGCATCTCCGTTTTTACAGTTATATGTAATTAATCCTGATGCTTTAACTTTTTTATTATCACCACCACTTAAATATATAGAATGTGGTCTTACATTAGTTGGTTGTGTTTGTTCAATTGTTTCAAAGATAGAATCTTCAATCACTAAATTTTCTACATGGTTTCCAAGGATACCCATATCTACAAGATCAAATCTACAACCAGAAATTAATATATTTTTTGATCTACCTTTTGTTAACATATATGCAAAAGTATTTACACTGGTTAAATTAATATCTGTTTGAGCAGTACCAAATGTAACTCTATTTGTGGAGTTTACATAATCACTTAATCTTATGTTACTGGTAGTACCATCAGCAGAAAATATTCTTATATAACCAAAACCATTTGTTGCATCACCTTGCCAAAAATCATCTACTTGCTGGTCGCTTGAATCCAAGTCAAATGTAGTAGTTGTCATTCTATCGCCAGTTAAACCAGTTTTATAACTAAAGTTTTGACCGCCTTTTAAAAAAACACCAGCAAAGAATTTAACAATATTGCAATCAATAACATCTAAATTATCAGCAGCATATAAATATATTGCAGAACTTTTTGAACGTAGAACATCTCCAAAATATCTATCAGCTAAATTTGTTGATAATTGATCTTTTGTTGGTATACCAGTTAGTTTTAAATTTTTAATTGTGCAATTATCACCGCTAACAAAGAATACATGTTGTGGATATGCTGTTTGTTTTATTTCTACAGTTCCTAAACCTTCTATATATGCATCTGTTTGCGTAACATCTAACTTGTTGTTTATAAGGTATGTACCTTCTGGAAAAACAACATGCTTAGCTGCTGTTATAGCTGCCTGTATTTCAGCTGTATCATCAGTAACTCCATCACCTTTAGCTCCGAAGTCTTTTACTGATACGACATCCTCTAACTTACTATCAATTGATCTGGCTGTGGCTCCTGTGCCTGATGGGGTAAAAGATAATTTAGTTGCATCTATAGCAGCGTTACTTACTACCTGTGCATCAGATATACTTGTTATCTGTGGAGCATTAGATTCTTCATAAGGTGGACTAGCTTCTACCCATTGAGATGAGTCTGCATCTGTGTAATAAACATATGTTCTACCGGATACTGTGTCATACCATCTGTCTCCATTTACAGCTCCTTGTGGAGCAGTTGAGCTGACCTGTGCATCAACTTTATTATGTCTTTCTTGTAATGCAAATAAAACTTGATCTTGATTAGCGTTTAAATCTACTGCTCTAATGGATGATCCGGCAGCATAAACTCTTTGAGCTGCATCTACTCCTGTTGATCTAGTAATTGTTACATTACCTGTTCCACTTGCTGGAGCAGTTACAAATGTAAGGGTTGAATCCTGTATAGAATAATCGGTAGTTTCTGTTTGTAATACGTTGCCTACAAAAACTTGTAAGTCAGACGTAGTTAAATATTCAATTGTAAACGGGTAAA